ACCAGATGCCGCAGGCCGATGCGCCGAAACCGACACCGGAAGAAGTGCTGGCGCAGGTGCAGGCTCAGTCAATCCAAGCAGACATCCAGAAGAAGGCTGCCGAGCTGGAATTGAAGCGTGAGCAGATGATCCGCGATGACGATTATCGAAGAGATCAATTGGCACAAGACTTAATGCTCAAGAAGTACGAATTAGAGTTAAAGTACCAGACACAAATTGGGACGGCAGAGATCGTGGCCATGCAGAACATTGACCGAGAGGCGATGAAGCAAGAGGCGGCGATTGTGCAGCAGGCTGTGCAGACGGCGGCCAGCGTCCCGCCACCACCTATTAACTTCAATGGAATGGCGCAATGAACGAAGAACAGGTCAGGAAAGGGCGCAAGTCCGAGCAGTTTATGCAGGACGAGGTTTTCTCGACTGCGATTGAGAAGATGCGTGGCGACTTGCACTGGGAGTTTGAGAACAGCAAACCCGAGGAAGTTGCCAAGCGCGAAATCTGTTGGGCGCAGTTGCGTGCCATCGAGAACTTCAAAAACGAACTCACCAAAATGATTGATAACGGCAAGGTGGCACAGCGTGCCATTGAGCGAGCACAAAAAAATCTTGTTTAATTGAGGAAATAGACCAATGCAAACAGTAGCACCAACGCCAGCGGCGAGTGTTGTTCAGGGTCCGATGAATATGGCCGAAGCGGCCAATGCACTTGAGGGATTGCTCCCCGAACAGGGACAAGAGGAAGACCAAGAGGCGCAGTTGCCCGAAGAGGGCGCGGCGGAAGAAGAGGAGTTGCTGACCGATGCAGACGCGGACAGCGATGAAACTGATTCCGAACAATCCGAAGAAGAGGAAGATTCCGAGGAGGAAGAACAGCCACAGGTCTTCACCGTCAAGGTTGACGGTAAAGAAGTCGAGGTGACGCTGGAGGAACTCCAAAAGGGATATTCAAGGACACAGGATTACACACGCAAAACGCAGCAAATTGCCGAAGTGCGAAAGCACGCTGAGGCAGAGTTGCAAGCGGTGCGTGCCGAGCGCGAGCAGTACGCTCATTTGTTGGGTGCTCTAGAGGCACAGGTTCAGCAGGCAGCGCAACCGAACATTGATTGGGATCGTCTTTATCAGGAAGACCCCATTGAATGGGTAAGGCAGCGCGAGTTGATGCGTGAAAACCAAGAGAAGAACGCGGCCATCCAATCGGAAAAGCAGCGACTCTCTGAGTTGTCACAGCAAGAGCAGTTGCAACAACAGCAGATGTTGTTTCAACAGGAGCAAGAGGCTTTGATGGCCGCCATCCCTGAGTGGAAAGACTCAAAGAAGGCGGCTGCTGAGAAGGCAATGCTTGTTCAATTTGGCCAGAAGGCTGGGTTCTCGCCTGATGAACTGAAGAATGTTCTTGATCACAGGGCGGTTGTGTTGTTGCGAAAAGCAGCTCTCTACGACCAAATGATGTCCAAGCGAAAAGACATCAAGCCGGTGACGAACAATGGGCCAAGACCTGCCAAGCCTGGTGCAGCAGGAAGAGTATCAAACAACACTGAAGCTATGCGAGCACAACAGCGTCTAGCAAAAACTGGCCGTGTCGATGACGCGGCTGATGCAATCTTCAAACTCTTGAAATAAGGAATCCATCATGTCTATCGTAACGAACACATTCACGACTTACTCTGCAAAGGGTATCCGTGAAGACCTTTCAAATGTCATCACCAATATCTCTCCAGAAGAGACACCATACATTTCCAACATTGGACGCGAGAACATCACCAACACTCTGTTTGAGTGGCAAGTCGATTCACTCTCCGCAGCCGCCGCCAATGCTCAACTGGAAGGCGATGATGTCTCATCGTTTGATTCAGTGACCGCGACTGTGCGTTTGCAAAACTACGCGCAAATTGCTCGCAAGACCATCATCTTGTCAAACACTGAAGAAGTGGTCAACAAAGCAGGACGGCGTTCTGAGTTGGCTTATCAGATCGCCAAGCGCGGTGCTGAGTTGAAGCGTGACCAAGAATTCACCATGTTGAATGGTGAAGTGGCTGCTGCCGGTAGCACAAGTGCGGCTCGCACGACTGCCAGCTTGCAGGCGTTCATCAAGACCAACACCGACAAGCAAACCAACGGCGTTGACCCTAGCTACACCACCCTGCCCAACAGTGCTCGCACTGACGGCAATGTGCGTACTTTCACTGAAACCATTCTGAAGAATGTGATTCAGAAAGTATGGACTTCTGGCGGCACTCCAAAGATTCTGATGTGCGGTCCTGTCAACAAGCAGCGCGTGTCTGGTTTTGCTGGTATTGCATCTTCACGCTTTAATATTAATGGCGGTGAAAAACCTGCTACTTTAATTGGCGCGGTTGATCTATATGTGTCAGATTTCGGGACCGTTGCCGTAATTGCGAACCGTTTTCAACGCGAGCGCGATGCGTGGGTGCTCGATCCTGAGTACGCAAAAATGGCTGTTCTGCGTCCATATCAGCAAGTCGAGTTGGCGAAGACCGGTGACGCTGAGAAGCGTATGCTGCTCATCGAATTTGCGCACAAGGTGTTGGCACAGGATGCCCACGGCTTGGCAGCAGACTTGATCACTTCTTAATCAACTGAAAGGAATAGGGGAGAGGAAACTCTCCCCTACTTACATGGAAAAACGATTTTTTGATGCAAGCCCCGACAAGGGGATCACGCGCACTTGGCACTACAACGATGAGACTGATGAGGCAACGATTCAGACAACTCAAGATTTGACTGCCGTCATTGAGGCCAATAAGCGCGACTTTGCCGCCATCGACAACAAAGCAAACTGGAAGGGTGAATGGCATCATGTTGCCAGCATTCCTGAGACGGTTTACTTTCAGTTGAAGGCCGAGGGCAAGATTGATGATCCGGTTTACATGAAGAAATGGTTAAACGATCCCGATAACAGGTTCTTCAGAGTGAGGCCAGGTCAGCTATGAAATACATCGCAGTCTGCACGCCAGCGCGTGACATGGTTCATACGCAATACACATATTGTTTAGTCAACATGGTTGCGTATCACACGCTCAACACGACTGACGCTGTGAGCCTCAAGATACTGCAAGGCACGCTGATTCAAAACCAGCGTGCTGATTTGTGTTTGGACGCAATGCGTGAAGGTTGCAGCCATATCCTTTTCATTGACTCCGACATGACTTTCCCGCAGGACATGATTGGCCGATTGCTGGCGCATGATGTGGACATCGTGGCGGCCAACTGCGCCAGACGCAGAATGCCGACAGGTCCAACAGCGCAGAACTACGATGAGAACGGCAAGCGTCAGCCGGTCTACACCATGCCTGAGTCCACTGGTTTGGAAGAAATCGGCTCAGTTGGCACTGGCGTGATGCTAATCAAGCGCGAAGTGTTTCAGGGAATGACTGAGCCGTGGTTTGATATGCCTTGGCAGTATGAGACTCGCGGCTACATGGGCGAAGATGTGTTCTTTTGCAAGAAGGCGCAGGAGCTGGGCTACAAGGTGTATATTGACCATGATGTCTCGAAAGAAATCGGACACATTGGCACATTTGAATTCAGACATGAACACACTTGGGTGATGAAAGAACAGCTCGAAAAAGAGGCAGTCTAAATGGCATTGACCACCTACACAGAATTGAAGTCATCGCTGGCCGATTGGCTTAATCGGTCTGATTTGACTTCAGTTATTCCTGACTTTATCAGTCTGGCCGAGGCACAGATTGAGAGACAGCTACGCACACGACAGATGATTGTGCGTGCCACTGCATCCTTTGCAGCGGCGGCTGAGTACGGCACAGTGCCTGATGATTTCTTGGAAGCCAAGGCCATCAAACTCAACACCAATCCAGTGACCAATCTGACATTTCAGACGATTGATGCCATGGATTCATTGTCAAACACCACTTACTTGTCTAGCGGAAAGCCACTGTATTTCAGCGTGGTGGGCAACCAATTCAGACTGTTGCCAATTCCTGATGGCGAGTACACCGCTGAACTGGTCTACTACGCCAAGTTGACAAAGTTGTCATCGACTGTCGAAACTAGTTGGCTGCTGACGCAAGCGCCTGATGTTTATTTGTACGGTGCACTTTTACAGGCTGCGCCATACTTGCAAGACGATGCGAGAATCACTGTGTGGTCATCGTTGTATGCCGCTGGTTTAGAGCAGTTGCAGATCGCTGATGATCGTGGCTCAACCTCTGGCGGCGCAATCTTGGCAAGAGCAAGGACATTCGGATGATGATCACCACCACCAAAGGCGACATGGATGAGTCCTTGTTGCATAAGTCTGAGGGTTCGATTGAGAACGACAAAGAGATCATCAATTGGGTTGAATATCGTTTGGATGACGAACTGGTACACAGATCAGTCCATGTTGTGTTGAAACAAAATGTCGCAGCCGATGGCGTTGCGGCAGTAATTGGATAAGGAATAAGACCGTGGCCAATACTCAGGCGATGTGTACAAGTTTTAAAGGTGAACTGCTTGTCGGTCATCACAATTTCGGCACTGGAGTTGTTCGCGCTGCCACTACTGCTGACACTTTCAAGGCGGCTTTGTACTTGGCTTCTGCCACCATCAATGCCTCTACAACCGCATATACGACCACTGGCGAGGTTTCGGGTTCAGGCTATACCGCAGGTGGTGTCACCGTCACATTTGGCACGCCACCGAGCACCAGTGGCACGACTGCCTTTGTCACGCCAAGCGCCAGCATCACATATTCCGCAATCACCTTGCCAACAGCTTTTGATGCGGTACTGATCTATAACTCAACCCAATCAAACAAAGCGGTTAGCGTACATACATTTGGCAGTCAGACCGTGACTGCTGGGACATTTACGCTGACCATGCCTGTCAATGACGCAAGCACCGGCCTGATCCGGTTGGCTTAACCGAGGAGCAGCGGCATGGCTGCTTATGGAACAGGCTATTACGGCAGGGGTGTCTATGGCATAGGCAATGTCGTTATTAGCGGCAATGCTGCCGCAGGTGCTGTTGGTAATTTACTAGAAACCATATCCATTCAAGAGAATGGAAACATTGCCACCGGCAATGTAGGCACAGTCGGCATCAACAGAACTGTTGCCATCACTGGCAATTCAGCCACTGGCGCTGTCAACTCAGTCCTAGTCTCGCCAATCATCACAGGCAATGCTGCTACTGGTGATCTTGGTACATTGTCACCAGAAGTCATTTCGGTACAAGAGATCACAGGCGTTGAAGGATTTGAGGCACTTGGTACGGCCATTGCCACCATTGAGATAGCAATCAGTGGCGTTGAACTCTTTGGCTCTGTTGGCACGCTGATCGGCTTTGGTTGGGGCGCTGTGCCTGACACGCCAGAATCATGGACCGCACAGTCAGATAATTCGGAAAGCTGGACTCCGGTGACCGATTCCTCGGAATCTTGGACACCAGTTTCAGACACCTCAGAAAACTGGTCTGATTTAGCAGACAATTCAATCACTTGGCAAGAAGCCGCGTAAGGGGTACAGATGGCAGATACAACCACCACAAATCTATTGCTGACAAAGCCAGAAGTTGGCGCGTCAACAGACACTTGGGGCACAAAGATCAACACCGATTTGGATAGTGTTGATGCCGTTTTCGCTGCCGCAGGCACTGGCACATCAGTTGGCTTGAACATTGGATCAGGTAAGACATTGGCGGTGGCCGGTACGATGTCAATGACCGGAACAATCAACTCTCAAGTCACATTCTCAGCGTCAATGAATCAAGACGCTAGTGGAACTGCATCTACGATTTCTGGGACAACCCTAACAGTTGGTGGAACAATTACTGGAACATATGCTGTTGGTCAGTATATTTGGGGGGCTAGTGTTCTTGCAAACACCTATATAACTGCACTTGGTACAGGTACTGGTGGCGCTGGAACATATACGGTTAGCGCGGCTCAGACTGTTGGATCAACAACGATATATGCGTCAGCAAGTAATAAAAATCGTTTGCGTTTTACAGACACAGATACGGGCGCAACAGCCAATCAGCCAATAGGTACGATTGAATGGTATGGAAGTGATTCAAGCACACCAGGCGCTGGCGTTAAAGGCTTTATCCAAGTTGTTGCAGAATCTGGAACACCAGATACTGCTATGGTGTTTGGCACTGCTGATAATGTGGCTGGCGATATTTCTGCACAAGAGGCTTTGCGAATAGCCAGCACTGGCTCTTTATCTGCTGGTGCAACAGTTACAGATTTTTGGAGAATACCGCAAGGCACAACAGCACAGCGTCCTGCTTCAGCAGCAAATGGTCAGTTGCGATTCAATACTGATCTAAACAAATTTGAAGGATATAACGGTACTGCATGGACTTCAGTCGGTGGCGGTGCAACTGGCGGCGGTGCTGATACCGTGTTCTTTGAAAACACGCGCACCGTGACTACCAACTACACTTTAAGCACATCAACCAGCGCACACAGCGTTGGCCCAATAACTGTAAACAGCGGCATCACCGTCACCATTCCAAGTGGTGCAAGGTGGGTTGTGCTTTGACCTAAAGGAAAAATATGTCATCAGTAATTATTTCAGGAGACACCAGCGGGGCTATCACAGTATCAGCGCCTGCTGTTGCTGGTACAAATACGCTGACGCTTCAAGCCGCCACTGCGACAAGTGCTGTCAATACATTGGGTACAGCGGTTACTGCATCAGGTACTTCTATTGATTACACAGGATTGCCAGCATGGGTGAAAAAAATTACTGTGTCATTTCAAGGTGTGAGTTCAAATAGCAGCTCTCTCTGGCTATTACAACTTGGCACTTCAAGCGGGGTAACAACAAGTGGGTATCTTGGTAGGGTTAGAGATCTTGCAAGTACAACTTCAGCCTTTTCTGCTGGCTTTACTCTGTTAACTGATTCCAGTAACGGAGCTATTCTTCATGGGCTTATACAGATAGTAACGCTTGGGTCAAATAATTTTGCTATGAGTGGAATATTGGCTCGGTCTGATGGCGCTAATTTATATATGTCAGGCGGTTCTATTGCTCTTGGAGGTGTTCTTGACCGAATTCGTCTTACAACAGTTAACGGAACAGATGTATTCGACGCTGGCACTATCAACATTCTGTACGAAGGATAAATCATGTCAATACTTGTTTTAACTTCTGACACGCTGATTGGTACAGCAGCCGCTGGCAACATTGAATACAACGGTCAATTCTTTGGGACTGACAGCAATGCGTCTAGGGCGCAGTTGCAGAGGATTGTGAGGGCTACGGCTGTTGCGTCTACCAGTGGGACAAGCATTGACTTCACTGGCATTCCTGCTTGGGTTGAGCGCATTACGGTGATGTTTAATGGTGCTTCTCTAAGTGGCTCTTCAAGCATTCTTATTCAATTAGGAACAGGATCAACAACCTACACAACAACTGGCTATGTTGGTGGCGGGGCAAGATTTGGCGCATCATCTGTTGCGTCTGCAACATTTACAACAGGATTTGCTCTTAACAACTCAACAGCAGCATCATTGATTGGTGGAAATGTAACCATCACTAATGTCACTGGAAACACATGGTCTGCCTCTGGTATGTGTGGCGAAACCTCTGGTGAATTTATGTGTATGACAGGCGGCTCAATAGCACTTGCGGCATTGCTTACCGCTGTCCGCATCACCACCGTCAACGGCACAGACACATTCGATGCTGGTTCAATCAACATAATATACGAGGGTTAAACAATGAGCACAGTAATCGATGGTTCAGCAAGCGTCACGATCAACAATGGTGCGGTACTGGGGATTACCTCTGGCACTGCTGTTGCCAGCACATCAGGTACAAGCATTGACTTCACTTCTATCCCCTCATGGGTGAAGCGCATCACTGTGATGTTTCAAGGTGTAAGTACAAATGGAACAAGCAATTGGCTATTTCAACTAGGCTCAGGTTCTGCAACTACATCTGGGTATTTAGGAACTGGATATAGAGCTACCAACGCAGGTTCTTGGATAAATATTGCGTTTACCACTGGTTTTGGCGTTCCTTTTGATACTGCAAGTGCGGTTGTTCATGGAAGTATAGTATTTGCCAATATTACTGGAAACAATTGGGTGGCGAATGGCTTTTTATCAAGAAGCGACACAACAACTACTGGTGGCACTGGTGGAAGCATATTGCT